GCAAGATCTAGGTAAGAAAATTGCTAATAATAATAGCACGATCGCCCATGCGTCTAACCACCCCCACGGGGCTGCGCAACATGACCATCGTGGTTACGGGCTAACAAAGGTAAGTTCTTTAGAAGTTTAAAGTCCTTCTCGGGCACACCCTTAGACTATGATTGTGACGTGATCTACAATTTCACGACGCCAAACCCTTAACAGGCTTCATCCGTTGTAGATGGAATCACTTTGCTGAAGCTCACGTATCTCAGCTGCGAATGTTTTAAAATCAAGCATTCCCCAGGCTCTCGGCATACCTATATCCGTGAGCTGTCTCTGATACGTGAATAATGCATCTTCTCCATGATGCGCCATAAATCTCTGGGTTACGGCGCACCTGAGCTTCAGGTCACTCTCATCACCAATGCACTCTTTAGGAGCATACTTTAATTCCTTATAAATGTCCTCTTTAGGCATTGGCGCCAACCATATTTTATGTTCGTGGTTGTATACGAACTTGGATTTCAAGAAAGTCATGTCATTGAAATCCATCCATTCTTCAATTTCGTCACTTTTCAGCGCTGATGTCACAGACATCCCAATTGCTTTTAGCGCTTTCTGTACTGTCTTTCCATTCCAATACGTCAAAACGTGTGCTTTCGCTGTAGCGATCACGTCATCTCCATATGTTAACATGCGTATGCTACTGTCGAATTCTCCCAAGTCTGCTGATAGACCGGCATGCTTTCTATTGACCAAGAAAGCCCATTGCATTACAAACGCATTAGAGATGGAATTAAATACGTCTGTCATGGGATTGCCTGATTTGTTGCCTTGTACAGTGCAGAAAACCTCTCCGCCAACTATGTGGCAACCATTCATAAGCATATCTATCAGGCACCTTCGAGCTAGTTTAGTCTCCACCGTGTCACTAGCGCTGTAAAAGTGATCCATTAGTTCCAAAAAGAAAAAGAATGCCGACTGTGGCACAGTTCCATCATAATTGGAATAGTCAAAAGCGCATCCGACTAGACTATTATTACCGAGGCCTCTCGCATAATTTGCCCACACCGCCTCCTTGTCTTTGGATATTCCGTGGTACAACCAAAATCCAGCATGCGACTTGTACCAATCGAGGAATCGCCCCAAATATCTCCTCATCAGCAATGTAAAGTCTAGCCCAGGTTGTTCAAACACCCTAGTTTTACACGCCAGGACTTTTCTTTCCGGTCGTAACTCATCTTTATTCGTTGATGTCCAGAAATGCAATGGTACCACTCCCTTCCTGATCATGCACTCCTCTTCTAACAATCTATCATAGAATGAAACTCCGTACAATGATATTATCTTAGACTTCGAGCAGGAAGAAAAGTCATACTTTTGTGGACTATCCGATCCATCTGAATAAGTATCATGTGACACCGGAGTGAAGAAATCACGCTTTCCATCTTTATACCCAAACATACTGAAATATCCACATCCAGTATCTTTCTTCACAGGTTGCATAACGTCAGTTCCGTTTATTGTCTCGTCCCATGAGAGTATAGCTTGGTGCGCTTCTAGTTCTGATACTGGAATCTTCACTTGCTTCCAATACTGTTGTATCACGTTACGGTAGTAATCTGAAATCGTCGCCCATCCAGATACTTCGTACTTTTGGGCATTAGTATATAGTGGGTGTACTCCGTTAGATGGCTTCAACGCGGCCGGCAAATAATCACAATTCCACTCGTGGTGGAAGAATTGCCTACCCTTATAATGCACTCTAGCGAACTTTGTTTCTGGTCGTGCAAATACAGCTAAGCGAACGCCATTCACACTAACAGCTCCCAAATTCTCAAGCGCATTGTCGGTCTCGTTCCAATACGCGTTATTCGTTTTTGAACATTGAAATTCAAACTTCTCACGCTCCTTAATAAGAGCAGTGTTACTATCTACTTGACTTCTCGCGTTCTTCAATATGCTGTGGTTTAATGGAATGAACCCTAAAGTTCCTCCACTCGACAAAGCAGCGTGTATTCCAACCAATGGTCTTTCCACGTTGTTATCGACCATATATACTCTCCCGCAATCACCACAGTTAGTAACATCATTCGATGTAACTTCCATCATATTATACGTCTTGTCTCCCATTATGAGCCTTCGAAACCCACATGTCCTTCCTCGAATATCTGAGTCACTTTCACGCCCTTTAACCAGTTTGACTTCGATGCTTTTCCGTTCGTACCAGGAAGCATCCTCGGAAATCAAGGGCCAAACAGATCGAATGTATGCTAGTTGGAAAGACGGAACAACTACCAAGACTAAATCCAGCATTTCGGGAGTATCGAAATACGTAACGCAACTTTTCGAAATAGTTAGAGGCATGGCGCCCGACGAATTACCATCCTTATCTTTCACTTCAACCTCAACTGTTGAACCACCCGCTGCATACACCCTCTCAATAGCATGTCTGTTCGTGAGGAAGCAATGATCATCCAGCCAGAAGGAATTCACCTTAAAAGTAGTGTCTTTCGCTACCTCATAAATCCGCAGGTGTCTAGTGTTCTTCGCGACTCTTGTTTCTATATCTGACGAGTATTGCCCCACGGCTGCAATGAGCGTCTTCTGTGCTGGAGTCCTTAGCATATTACCAGATTTTACGTATGACTGCAGCGTTGATTTGGCACCCATAATAACCACCGCTGCCGTGGCCAATAACCCAACCACGACTGTCGTCGCTGCTATCGCTCCAATTCTCTTCAACCACCAGGCCAACCCACGGTAGATTCGCAAACTTTCTTGCTTCGCGCTCGACTTCAAGTCCAACCAATCAAATAACGCTCCTGGGATTTTGGTGTACATATTCATGACATTACCCAAACTCCAATCCGCTTTCACGCTCACAACTGAAAGCGTTTTAAAATATCCGCTGCGCTGATATCGCGATCCATCTGCCTCACCAATGAGTGCTTTCCGACCATCAAGCAGATAGGTTAAGGCTTCTTGGTAATCCTTCGGGTCTACGCACGTTGACAACAGCGTTTCAACTGCATCCTCATCGGGAGGAAATTGCATTGGAGAATACGCCGGCGGACTATCGTGCACGCTGTAGTATCCCAATTCTATTAGGGGATCACTATAGTCGATAGGCGTGTCGACAAACATTGGCCCGTATGCTTCTGCGAACTGTTCTATCGGTGTCGTTTCATGGAAAACGTCTTCTTCTGGTCCTTCCACATCCATCTGAAATGTGGCTGGGAGCCTTTCCAGTGCTTTATACAAGCGATTGTACGCTGCCTCTCTGTTTCGCAATTCACTGCAAACCCCGTTCACAACGTCACTGAAACTACACGCTGGTCCATAATTAGATCGCGAATTGAGTTGATGCGATCGAAAGATAAAAGCAGAATCTAACACTTGTCTGGGGTCACCTTCTTCCATGGCCACCGTAAACTTCTCATAATTAAACCTCCCTTGTGTTGAATACACGGCAGTTGGTTCGAGCTTGTACGTAAAGGGAAATCTGCGTACTAAAGCTTCGGGCGTGTTCATGTGCTGCGTCGATGCATACACGTTTTCTGCATTCGAAGCACAAATTATCAAGCGCGAATCGAACGTCATACGCTTTTCTGCTAAATCGGCCATGTTCAGCGCATTCTTTGCAGATGATATCAACGTCAACAATTCCATTGTTCCTGTTCCATCTCGAAGTTGTAATGCTTCATCAAAGAAAACAACTTTCTGCCTACTATACAAGTCCCAAAAGCGGATGGTTTCTGACATAGGCGCTCTATATATTTCGCGCTGCGGGCTCTCACCGTCTTTAACCCATCCCATTTGCCTGATAATACACGCAGATAGTAATTCACTAGCGCATAGTGACTTTCCTGAGCCCGGGTCTCCACACAAGAAAACACCGAGTGGCTCTATTTGCGACGATCGGTTTCCAAATTGTTCTTGCGCTCGCTGGTACGTTTTGTATATGTCTTTTACAGTTTGCGCGAAAGATGGAGAAATGCTCATGGTAGTAAATTCTCTCACCAAATCTGCACACTCATCACGCATGACACGGATCCGAGTGATACTGGGTATGCCATCAAATTCTTTGAACATATTGTCGGCCATGAATTCATTATCACTGCTGCGTCGCTGAAAATCCAAACACAAATTTATCAAGCGTGTCATCATCTGACGCTCGTACTCTACATTCAATCCATCCCCAATAAGCAAATAGTGGAGGCTCTCAAAGAAAACGTGTATTGAATATGTCATTGATTCATCTGGCTCGCCACATTTTCTCAGGAGATATTTCGTTATCCCTGGTCCGAATTGACATCCCATTTTATACACAACGCAATTAAAGAAGAAAAGTATACCCGTTAACACAAGACGAGCCTTCTCCTCTACCTTAGCAAATATTGTCTTGGCTTGAGTTCGTACTCGCTCCCACAAAGCTCGCACGCCTGAAGGTGCTGCGCACATCGCTGCGTCTACTAATAGTTCCACGTCGTCCTCACTCTGAGCAAACCAAAGATCCTGTAGTTCTTGTATCGAACCTTTGTTTGCAAAGTTGACGGCTGTCATGATCAATTGACCGAGTGCAACCATTTTGAACGCTGCACCTCCTGTCCAGAAGGTGTGTATTCCTGTGAGAATAGGCAGAGCTGATTCCGCTATCATTTCCAAGATTTTCTTCGCCTTCGCCCATTTCTTTTGAATAGACGTCGAAACTCCAACTAACGTTGCAGCTCCAGTGACAAAAGATTTAATTGCTGTAATTGCTGACATAATAGCTGCAATAATTCCGGTGTTACCCTCTTCGGGTTTCGGAATATGTTCTCTCCTTTTCCCCTTCTGCTCATCCATCTGAAAATTCGCGGGAAGTGGAGTTGTTATCGGCGGTGCTGCTCCGTCACGTCTCTTCACGTGTTGAAACCTCGTCGTAGGCGTCAGCGTCGTGCCTTCATTCTTTGGAGTATCGTTCAACGATCTCCTTTCCTCATGATGTGCAACGGGCGCAAGTATATTCACTGTTGGAAACAAAACTGGATAATACATCTCGAAATCATCTCCAATTGAGTGGAAGACATTCAAGACTCTGTCCACTACCGCTGTAGTTTGGGGCCACTGATAATACAGCACCAATTGCGTCGAATAATCCTTCTGTGTTGTCGGTGCAGTTGGACGCGTGATAGCAGTAAACGGCACTTGCTGGTACATTGGAACGCTAAATGTCACTGCCCCAGCTTCATTAGCAACCATAGCGGCTACTCCACAAAATACATCTCGCCAGACTCCATCCTCTGGAGTTGGTCCACCGTAGATTGAAAGAGTGACGCCACCCACCGTATTAGGTTGTATGCGTCCCATAAGTATTGCGGGATCTGTCTTGGTAATATTCGAGATGACCCGAATGTTATTCGACCCCTTCCAATACGCATACGGCGATGCAACTGCCTTGTGGTTATTGCCCGCAAATGGGATCCCAGCGCCATAACGTACAAAATCATCAGTCGTTGTAACATCCGCGAGAAAATGTTCGCCAATAAAATCAGGGCGGCGTAACAACGTTCGAAAATCGGTGTGTGAACCGCGAGCGTTTGGTTTGCGTTGCCTCCCTCTTGGTTCAAAGATGTTCGCGTTCACTGGCATATCCAACGCTAATGCGTCAGCAGATTCGGTTGGATCAGTGGTCATTTCCATCCCACTATCTGTGGACATCTCATCTAACATCTCATCTTCCCCGATATCGGTGCCAAGTTGCGAAGTCTTGAATGTTCCCATTCTCTCGTATATCTGCTGAGTCTTCAATCGTGGTGCAGAGCGACCTTTCGCTTGTTCCATTTGGAAAACCCCATCGATATCGTGCTGCACTCGATAGTCCTTGTATGGACGCGGAACATAAAATTCAAAATCTTCACCTGCGCGAATGTATAAGTTGATGTCAATAGTGGAGTTCACAGTATCACCCACTACAAGTGGATTCTGCACAAACAAATGCAGCGAGCCTATGGCGTTACTAGCAGCATCACGTGGGCTAACTGGCAGGTAGTCCGTTGGTGCAACGAAAGGAGCAATAAATTCAACTGCATTTATCATCCCAGTCTCTAACGTGGTACACGGACACGAACGCGCCTGCGAATATGTTGGTGCGACGGCTACCCCTGGAACATACGCGATCAAGATTTGCGCTTTCTGAAAACTATTGCATATCATTTCGACTTTCACTTCCATTTTACCTCGATACATGTGATAGAAAGTAGAGTAATAGTACAACGCCGTCACCGTTCTTCCAGACCCCACAATAGGAGTACCATGCACATTTGGTGAAATCGGCATCGAATAAATCAACCCTCCAATAGGACCGGCGGTATTCAAGGTAGCTACATTCACGCGACTCCACTTTCTCAATCTGTTCATGAGATTGGCTGGCTTCAAACAAAAATATAAATTGTCATTGTCGACCCTATCTGCATCTTTCACTCGTAAGCTCTTAACGCTAACTGGGTGATCGGTGACTAACATGTCACAAACGTCTCCCGATGCAACTGCAGGAGCGTCATAATCTCCGATGAAGTTCAGTCCACCTTTCACAAGTGAACTCAACATCGGAGTCAGGATGTTCATAGCTGACGAATGTATCGAATCACTTTGAGGTATGGCATTTAGCGCTTTTGGTATCTTACCACCCAACTGGGCATCGACGGCCTTCATCCAAACGCTGACTGTTAACGATCCAGGTTGTCCGACTCCAGTTCGTAGGCTATTCCATACTCTCACCACGAACCCACCGGGGCTCACTTGATTCTGAGACGTTCCTGTAATAGACCACTTTAGTAGACGTGTATATGCAGAATGTGGATAATGGAGTCTACACTCGGTTTGCTCACCACCTACGTACAATGTTGAATGCTGAATAGTTGGTATCGTCTCAAAATTTTGGTGATCTCCATTGAAATACGGTTGTGCGTATCCCGTTATCGCTCCAGCATGGTATTTCATCTGATTTATACGTAGTGTAATTATAAGATCGAGTCGACCATACGCAAACCAATCTCGCAGGGCATTTGTTGCTATATCTGCCGCAAAGAACTTCAATATGGGTTCACATGTGTACAGCTGTGCTTGCGCAATGTGCGTTGTACTCCAAGTAAATGAATCTACAAGATATTCACGCTCCAATAGATTCTCCATGTCAGGATTTTTCAAATTGGCATCTATTAGAAACATGATGCCATTATTTGGTCGCGCATTATATTCGTTCCTAACAGGGGTCGCAACTGGTCTAATTTGTGCGACTTCACAATCGTTAGTGCACACTTTCCCACTTGCTGTGTTCTTCTTCTCACTTTTA